ATCAACAATATCTTCTAACCAGAAATCTAATCTTCCAGTTCCGGCTGGTGAATCTTCTATAGATTCTACAATAGCATCTAAATCAGATATGTGAAGTTTTTTAGTATGGTCTTTAATCAAGGTATTAACTTGATCAACATATTCTTCAAATTTCGTTTTCATTTAATTCCTCTATGAAATGTTCAATCCCTTTTTTGGATCGTTTACGTTTAGGTTTAGGTATATCCTTCTCATTAAGATTATCTCGTAAGAAGTCAATATAGGTGTTTGCGTAAATATCTTCATCACCTTCCATTACATCATATGTTTTTATAGATGTATTATCAATGATTTTTTCCTTTATGGCTGTTTGTTTCTTTTCCTTCGTTATTCTGCGAATGAAAGCATAATAGATAATTTGTGTAAAATATGCAAATGGATTTTTAGATTTCTCTGGATTAAAATTCTTTGCATATCTAATACAATTTTCTATACCATCTCCTATCATTTCCTCACGATAGGTATAATTAATAAAATTGGGTCTGTATGATAAATGGGTTGCAATTTTATAAAAACATTCGCCCATATATTCTGTGACCATTGGTGGGAGATCATCGACCTCATCAGATTCTTCAATATCTGTTTTCCACTTTTCCATTTCTGCAAAAAATAATTTATTATCAACATAATGTACTTTTTTTTCCTTTTCCATAATTTATTTTAGGTTAATTTTTATAATCTCATAATCAAATTCCTCTTGATTATAGATACCGATACGTTTAATAAAATGTTTAATCGTATGGTTATTATTATTAAAGTTATCTGCAATATCATACAACTTTGCTCTAGCCTTACTTTCATGAGTTCGTAAACCTCTACCTATTGATTGTAGGTTTCGGATACGACTTTTATAAGGACTAGCAAAAATGATGTTATGAAGATTCCTAATATTGATACCAGTACTGAATACACCAAAACTGGCGACAACAATCGAGTCTCGTTCTCTTTCAACGATTCCTCTAATTTTTTCTCTTGTTTCGGAGTCTGTTCCCCCAAACACAAAAAAAGTTTTCCTATTGACATCGGCTCTCTCCTTTATAAGATCGTGTAACAACTGTCCATGTTTGATTAACGAAAAAAGAACTAACGTGTTTCCTTTCAAATCAATGCATAAATTCCTAATCAGATTATTCCTTTGAGGATGCTCTGTTATGAATTTTATTTCTTTATTATAGTCTCTTATTATACACTCTTTCTTTGAATAAGTCAAGACAATTCCAATTATCTTTAAATCAGAGATTTGCTTACTATCAATAAGAGCTTTTGTGGTAGTAACCTTTTTGACCGAACCAAACAAACCCTCTAATACTAAATGATGACTTTCTGCATCATCAAGTGTTCCTGTTAATCCAAATTTATAAGGACAGTCTGTGGTTTTCTGCATTATGGTTTTGAGAGACTTGGCTGCAAAAGTATGTACTTCATCACCGATGATAACCTTATACTTTTCAAAATGTTTCTTTGGGAGTTGATGTATGGACTGCCATGTAGATATATGGACAGGTTTTGGGGAAGTCTTGTCTTTTCCAGCATAGATTCGATGACAGTACTTCTCAGCATCCCATCCATAATCTTGAAAATCTGTGTACATTTGTTCCACTAGTGAGGAGCGTGGTACTAATAATAGTATGTGTGAATTATCTAATACCTGTTGAGATTCCAGATAATATCGAATTAATATGTAGATGATAAAACTTTTACCACTAGCTGTAGGACTGACCAGTATACATCTTCCATGTCTAATAGAATGTTGTACTGCATCAAGTTGGTAATCTCTAATTTTCACCGTACTTTTTAAACCATCTATGAAAGATTTTACGGTGTCAATATCAATTTCCAGAGGAGTTCTCACCCCACCACTAATAGTATATTTTTTTGCTGTTGCGAATTTGTAGATATATTCGGATAACCCAACGTAAATTTGGTTATTCCGTATGTCGAACAATCGAATCTTTCCATCCCAGAGCCTATTCTTGAAACTGGGCATGAACTTTGCCCCAGGCACATCGAAACTGAAATATTCGTTTAATTCTTTTGTTATACTTCTTTCACATTCAATCTGAGAGTAAACATCATCTTTCTTGTGAATTATAATATCATATTCCAGCCTCGAATTTTCTCCACTCAATTGCATTTTTTATTTGAAAAGAACGATTACTAACTGATCTCACTATCTCCTGTAGATATTCAACTACAGACTCATAATATTCAACCTTTCCTTTTAATTCCCGATATTCCTTATCGGCCTCTATAAAAGTCTTTTGGTCATCTTTGGTATTTAGTTTAACATCAAAAGACCCCTTTTCTTTATAAATCTCCTCAGTTGCTTTTCCTGTATAAAATATCCACTTATCCCTTTTAAGAACATTAAGCTCTCCTTGTGACTTTTTTAAAAGAAGGGAATGCTCAGTTAGTAGTTGTAGATATTTGGAATGTAAGGAAGGTATTCGTAAGGATTCTATATCTAATTCAAGATCATTGATTTTAAGGTCTTTCCTGACCATTTCTTGTATTTCTGATAAAGTCATAGTATTTTTATATATTCACTTAAAACCCAACATAGTATAATACCATATTGAAATGGAAATGTCAAGTTTAAAAAAGTAGCCTAAGCACTATAAGCTATATTGTCACACAGCCTAATCAAGTGGACTCACTTTAATGATTTTTGTGTTTAGGCTACTCAATAGTATTTATCAAATTACAGATTCAAACTCGTAATAAAGATACCTAAAACTTGCCGTTGCATGAAAATATTCTACATCTGTTGCTTCTTGAGAATATTCTAATGAAGATAAACTAGTAGGAAACATATTTTTAAACTGAACATTTACTTTTGGTTGATTTTTAGAACTATATACTATCAAAGTTGCATCTGAATATAAATTAGATTCTTCATAAGTAACTTTTGTTCTAGGGTCAGTATCTTCTGTACCAAATTGTCTAATTGCACCATCTCCCTTAGCTAGTTCAGTAGTCCATTGTGAATGTTTAACAGGTGATCCCATTCCGACTAACCAATCCCACAATTCTCTATAATTTTGAAGTTCCTCATCTACTATAAATGTTATGTTTAAAGTTTCAAAGGTAAGTTTGTCCCCTGTAACAAACATATCAGACATAGGTGTAGGATATTGAGCTTCACCTAAAGTTATGCCTGGAATATTTGCGGCTGTGCAAAACCAAGTTGTTTTGGGGGTACGATTAAAGGCAAGTCTCCATTGAGTTGAAGTTGCGTAATCTAAGACTGTGGGTTGACTAGTATCTGCCATAATAGTTATCTATAATGTTTCACTAGTATTTATAAGGAAGGAAATAGGGGAGAATCCATCCCCCCCTATATTAATAACTTAGGGGTTACTTTTTAGAGTAAATGCCCCAAAGTACCCAAATGGCAACTAAACCAACTAATCCTTCAGAACCTAAGTCTTTTACAAGACCTACTACTGAACCGACTACATCCATAGGCATAAAAGGAATTGCGGCTCCAAATAAAATTTGAAGTACAACACCTAGAGCAATAAGCCCTAAACCTACATCAGTTAATGATTTAATCCACCCTGAGACTTTATCTAACATATATTTCTCCGTTAGGGTTGATTATAATAAAGGGGATAGGGGAAGAAAACTTTTCCTCCCCTATGATATGATAATTACATCAAGTTACTTACACGAGCTCTGCGGTAGTAGCAGTTGCTGTTAGCAGTAAACGGTTGTGAAGATGAATCAATAGCACCTGTTGAACCGATTTTAGCGAATGGATTAATTGCCATTCCATAACGTGTCTTGAATGCAATTCGTGGTTGGAAAGACGCTTCCGAAACCGCACGAACCATTTGCAACGGAACGTATGGGCAATAGAACAATCCTGCATCATAAGCATTAGAACCACGATAACCAGCAACATACCAGTTATTTGCAGCACTTGCACTTACAACGGAGTTATAAGGATCAACATAAACTTTAATGCGACCATTAATTGTTCCTGCAAAAGTACTTCCTGAAGGACTTGGGTCAACATTTAAGTTTCCAGATCCACCAGAACCACCTACATCAAGGACACCAGCCATTGACAATGCAGAAGCAACGTCAGCGGAACAGACAACTAAGTTACCTTTTCCTCGGCGAGTTCTGATACCAATATCGTTACAATCACGCTCGATTTGGAACATCAGACCCTTGAATTTTTCAACTGACCAACGACCATTAGAGTCTGTGTCTAAGTTAAAAATACCAGCATCAGCTGTGGTTTGAGCACCAGCTTCTGCGGTAATGTAGATAGTACGAACTACCTCACGGTTTATTTCAGCAAGAATTTCTGTGCTGAGAATGTTTGACAATTCGGACTCTGCATCAAGACCATGAATTGCTTTTAAGTCTTGTGCGAGTTCCATTGTATAAGCAGCACGCAGGGCACGTGTCCTTGCGGTAACTGTTGCTTTCTCAATGGTAAATCCCATGTCTTGGAATACTGGAGCACCTGAGTCATCATAGGTTTCACCAGTTGCCGTAAGATCACCACCTTTTACGTTGTAATCACCAGCGGTGTCTACTCCCCAAATGTCTGGAAGAGCTGCATCAGTTGTTACTGAAGCGGTTGCACCTGAATCATTAAGAACACCAGGCTCTGCACCAGCTTGTGAACCAGCAAGAGTTGAGTTTGAATCAGCAGTATCAGCTTCGTCATGTAGTGCTTCGGCAGTACCTACTGCACCATCTCCCATTCTTGCTTTCATAGCAAAAATAAGTCCTGTGGGGCCACTCATTGGTTGCACACCACAAATATCGTATGCCATCAAATTAGGCATAGCTCTACGAACTAAAGAAATTAAAACTGGATCCCAGTTTGTAACGGAAGCTACTGAAGTATCTGCCTCAGCGAGCATTGACCGTTGTTCTTTAAGTTCATTTTCTTGGTTCTCCAAGATTACAGCAGTAACCGCACGTTTGTAAGAATCGGTGATCTCTGGGAGATCGGGATGATTCAAAACTGGTTGCCACTTTTCTTGAAGAGCTTCTGAATTATACATAAATTACTCCTTTAAAAAGTTTTTCAGATATTATTTTTTAGACCGTTCATTGTCTTTCTTAATAGCAGAGATATACTTTGCCATTGTGTCAGACACTTCTTCAGTCGTTTCTTCAGAACCTTCTTCAGTAAGAGTCTCAGTTTCCTCAGATTCTACTTTTCCAGTTCCAAAATAGCTTTCCTTAATCGTTTGAAGCTTCTCTTTGTAAGATTCTTCATCGGAAAACTCAACATCATCAACCAGACTTTGGAACTTTTCAGTTTCGGTATCAGTCATCCCATCAGCAACATCGGCAATCATGGACTCTTTTACGAGTTCACCTTTTGCCTTTTTCAACTGAACATTTTCTTCCATCTGTTTGTTTAATTTATCTTCCAATTCTTCTATTTTAGTCAAATTGGCTTCCAAGATGTCATACTTCTCATCTGGAACATCGATATAGTGATCTTCAAATAATCCTTTCAGACCACTAATGAAATCTTCTGCGATCTCACCTTTGAGCCCACGCTCAATAGCAAGTTCGTTTTCAGTCATCCATTGTTCTACAACATAGTTCAAATAGTCATCGACTTTTTCAACTACACTTGTCATTGTTTCTTCTGCAACTTTCTTTGCAGAATCTTCGTTTTTCGCATGAATTTTTTCCAATTCAGTACGAACTTTCGATTTAATTGCGGTTTCAAAGATTGTTGAGGCTTTTGTTTTAAATTCGTCAGAGAGTTCTTCTTCACCACTAACTAAAGCTTCAATGTCTTGTGATACATCTAAATCTTCAATTGTTTGGTCAATAGACTCTTTCTTAACTTTAGAAGCTTCTTCATCTTCTTCTTCCTCATAACCTTCATCCTGTTCAGTTTCACCTAAAACGTGAGTACCATACATTTTTGCAAGATCTTCTTTTTTCAGACCTTTAATGTGGTCTACAAGTCCTTGCATGATTTCAGATTTGAGTTTAGGAGCAGTAGCTTTTTCTTCCTTTTTAACTTCTTCTTCCTCATCATCTTCTTTTACTTCTTCATCTTTATCTTCAGTTTTTACCAAAGTTACAGGTTTTACTATACCTTTGGTTGATTTAGGATCAGATGTTTTGTCAG